GACAGGCCTTCCAGTACCAGGTTCAACTCGCCAATGACTCTGCGAGATTCCTGATCACCCATCCCTGAGTACTCATTGTCCCCGATGCGCTCACCAATCAGCAACTTGGTCCTGCTATTGTAAGTGAACTCAAAGTGCGAGACAACGGTCTTGAAAGTCCAGTTTGTGTAGTCACCATAAGTTGCTCTTGGCTGAATATAAATCTTTTTTGTTGCTGTCATTACCTAACCCCTTTCATCTTACCACAATTGGTAAGTCATTCGTTACACCAGCAGGTGCAACGAATAAGCTATCAATTATAGCACTCACTAGTAACAAGCGCTTTTCGCAAACCAACTATCAGTATTTCTACTCGACCAACACCAGAATCTCGCATCCATTCCATGAATGTTTCATCTTGCTCTTTATCATATCCAAGTTCATGCGCCATATCCCAAGCATCAGAATATCGACGAGCAGCAATATGCTGCCAATACATTGCTTCATGAGATTCTGCTATGACTGCAGCGCTGATGGCTGATGCAAAAACATCCACCAATGCCGCACGATCAGTGATATATTTCTCAAATTTTTCATCACGTGCCATTATTAACCCCTTTCATAGTATCTTAATTGATACTTCATTCGCTACACCCCGAGAGGTGCAGCGAATAAGCTACCAATTTTCACGCAGCCAGTCGCACCGCCAGCTTGGCGATGTGCTTGCGATTGAACACAACGTTACTCACTACCTTGCGTCCCGTCACGTTGGCAGCATAGCCCATCAAGTCCATCGTATTCATGACGAACCTACGATTGCGCGTGCGATCCGCACGATCAATCACCCTCACAGACACGCGGTCCGTGCGGTCGATCAGGTCCATCTTAATGCGGTAATGATCTGTGCTGATCGTAATCCTGCCCATCAAATGATCATACTTCGGGCAGTCACGAGCTACTACACGGATACCAACAGACTCGGCATCCAGATTACGTCGCAGATCGTCCGCAAATTTATTCACGATTTGATTGCTTGCCATTTTACTTAACCCCTTTCATCGTACCGTTATTGATACGTCATACCGCCAACGCTTTTTAGCGTTGACGGTATAAGCTATCAACTTCAGCTATCCACCGTGCGTCTTTCGCATAACGCCCAGGATCCGCTTGTAGAAGCTCACCTGGCTGGCCTTGCGATCGTGCTGCTTAATCCACTTATCAAACATATCGTCGCTGGCTGTCGGATTAGCTTCCAACCACGTCAGAAAAACGCTACGGAAACCGACCTTAGCTCCACCACCGCTGCCCTTAGGCTTGATGGGAAGCTCATAACCCTGATCCTTGGCGAATTTCTTCACTGCGTTCAGGGCCTGCTTCTCATCAGTGGCATCAACTTCTTCTGCCAAATACTTGCAGATTTTGACAACCTCACTCCAATCCTTCGGAGCAAAATCAGCCTTGAGGAGTAGATCACTCACTTCCCTAAGCCGATCCTTGGCACTCATTCGAACACCGAGATCTTCCAGCACCTTGCGAAGCAAACGACCAGCCCTCTTAAACGGGAAGTCACCCTTCTGAATTAGAACAATGGCCATCTCATCTTCGCTTTTACCTGCCTTGGCAAGGGGCTGGATCAGCTCCTTGGCTTTAGCAAATTCAAGCTGAGCCTGTGAAGGCTCTGCGACTGCGTCCTCTGCTTCTTGCTTACCCACCTGAACTACACGTCGCTTATCCTCTCCATTGGAGCGGGTCACGATGACTGTCTTGGCGGATTTGCGGGTATTGGATTTTGCCATTTCTTAACCCCTTACTAATCACTAAGCTAATGCTCAGTGCGTACCAACTCATTGGCTGATACGTCAGTCTCGATACGCTTTTCAGAGTATAGAGACTAAGCTATCAGCTACGCTTTTTCATTTCACTGGCTAGTAGGTTAACACGCAGCCCACTAGAACCATTCACTAGAACCTTGTAGTAAAATCTTCCACCGATCAGTTTAGGGTCAGTACCTATTACACGACCAGTCGTATACCTACGCAGCCCAGGATAACCGGGCTTCAACCAAATCTTATCACCTTTATTAAAGTTCATTTCAGGCTTACCTTACGACACTCATTTACCATATCAGCTAGCTCATCAGCATCACTACCCGCATTACTGATCTTCTCATCTACTTTAGACTCATCGGTGGGCGGTAGTGTATCGTCAACAATAATCTTACTCATCCTAACCCCTTTCATAGTACCTTAATTGGTACCCTAATCGGTACGTACCGCACCGATTAGGCTACTGATTAAAGATAAAGGCAGGCTAGTGCGGAGCTCATAAATAAGCTCCGCACTAGCTTAACCTTTGGGGTTAAGGGGTTAATGACTATAGACTCGATCCGGGCGCGGCACCTAACGGTCGGACCCCCAGCACGCGGGGAACGGGTTTTACTCAGCGCGCTCGCTAGTAGTAATTCAAAAGCTAACCTATAGCTTACTACCGGCTTAACTCAGCGTCTTACCTGTTCCGCCTAAGCGCGGTTCATTTAAACCGCTTAAACTACCTAGGTGGGAGGGGCCTCTCTCGGCCCGACCGGTGATCGGGTTTCCTATTCGCTCTTGGAACCCTTATATCTACGTATCGGTATGCTAGCCTAAACCTTAAGTAAAAGCTCACCCGTAAGTACCTGATTTTACTGGGGTTTTAGACTTTCTCATAAGTCCCCGTTTTTACTGGGGTTTTTAAGCTTTCTCACGGCGTTTTTAACGCTATCTACACGCGTTTCTAACGCTATCTACACGCGTTTCTAACGCTATCTACACGAGTTTCTAACGCTATCTACACGCGTTTCTAACGCTATCTACACGAGCTAGACAATCGCGCTCCTCCCGCTAGAGAGGATTGCGATACCTACTATAGTAGGTATCGGTGTATCTAGCTTAAACCTTTAGCGCTATTCCAACGAGTTCTTAAAAGGCTGCTCCTCAAGTTAGACAATCGCCCTCCTAGCGTTAGAAACGCGTGGAGGAGTCGTTTCCTTGTAACTACCTAATTCTATTGAGGTTTTCGGACCTCCTAGAATCGCCTCTAAGGGGCCTTAAATAGAAACCCTTTAGCCTAGTACCTATTAAGCCCTTAAAGCCCCTTAGAAACGATTCTAGAGCCTCTCTTTTAAGCCGCATTAGCGTCCTCTAGCCAATGCCTTTAAAGCGACCTAGACAAGCCCGGAAAACGCGTTTCTAAGGCTTGGAACACGAGTTTCTAGAGACTAGAGCATACGACTCTAAAGGCTGCTCCAAGAGCACGTAGGGTCATTAGCTCAAGCCTCTAACTCGTGTAGCTCACGTTATAGGTTTTGATTTATTCAACTTATTAATCAAGATGATTAATCATAACTGTCTTAATCAAAAACGAATATCTTTAATTTGGGGGAACCGCTCACTAAAGTTGACCAAAACCTCTCTAGGGCGCTTCATCCACGGTGCCCACTCACACAGCTGATAGACATCCTGTGGCGTCGGCATCCCGTCTGGTGATCGGAAGCGCACCCAGTTATCAGCCTTATATTTTGCAAATCCCTCATGGTCGTAACAGATCCATTCACTGAACGTTTGTAAGCCTATGCGGTACGTTACCCGCATGCTAGCTGGCTTACCTTCTTTATTGTGAATGTTGAAACTTATGTTATCTAACGTATGCCATTTCGCAATAACGGTCCTAACTACTTCATGAGTTCCCGCAGTAACTGATAGGTTGCTCTTGAAAACAAATACGTGTCCGCATACATCGCACACACGCACTGAAGGATGGTGAAGCGCCATACAGCCAGGGCACTCTTTGACAATCTGTTGACCAGTGCCTGATCCCTTCCTCTTTTGCTTTACAATAACGTCATTTATCGGACCTAGCCTAGCAGTATTGCCAGCAAAATCAAGTACAAGACAGTGAGTTTTTTCAGGTGTAACTCGTAATCCTCTGCCAATTGTTTGAACATGAATAACTGGTGATCGAGTTAATCGTAGAATAGCAATCATATCGATGTCAGGAACATTAAGACCCATTGTCAAGATGTCAACATTGACAACAGTCCTGTATTTGCCATCCCTGAATCCCTGAACTACCTCATCTCGATCAGCGTCCATCTTTGAGTGAACAACTGCGGCAGCGATGCCACGCTTGCACAACGCTTGTGTTATGTGCTCGGCGTGATCAATGTCAATAGCGAAAATCAACCATTTCTTGTAATTGTTCCCATACTCAATGATCTCTTCAACTGCAACGTTAGTTATTGATTCACGATCAAACTTGGCACTCAAATCATTGACAGCGTAGTCTTTGGCACGAATGCGAATACCATCGTCATTCATTTTCATCACAGTTGCTTTGGTGATCAACCGGGTTAAGTAACCCTCAGAAACTAGCTTGTTGAATATATCTGGTTTTGACATGTCATAGGCTATGTGATTGAACAACCTACCTTCACCAATGTGAATGTACCCATGACCAAGTCGAAAGTGAGTTGCTGTGAACCCGACATACTGTGCATCGAGGTGCGACAGCAGTTTTCGATACATGCCATCTTGACGAATTGTCACCAGATGACACTCATCAACGATAATTATGGCAACTTTCTTGAATAGCTCAGGTCGTCGCCATACAGACTGAATGCCAGCAACTGTGATCTTTTTAACTGTGCGTGATTTCAGTCCTGAGCTGTACAGCCCGATATCAATGCCTTCAAAGTGTTCTTCAAGTGCATCAAAATCTTGTTTTAGGATTTCCTTGATGTGTGATAATATGAGGATATTGGCAGTTGGGTTCTTCGTCAGATACGCATCAATAAAATCACATATCATGAATGATTTACCTGCACCAGTCGGTGCAACGACAATGGGATGACAATCTGGTGTTTCCAGACTTGCCATCAATGCTTCACGTGACTCTTCTTGGTACCAACGTGCTTCCATTAGATGATCTTTATTGCCTTGTAATAGCTGCATCCAGTCTCTTGGATGGCTAGAGGTATTTCAGCTGAATTGCCATCATATGTACATAACCATTTACCCTCAGGTGCCAAGTCACTGTAATCGCATGTTCGACAATTCACAGCTAGTGGTGCACCTTGATGGCACTGTTCACTGAAATCACAAAATTTACATTCAAACCAAGACGGTTCAAATTTTTTCATGGGCGCTTCATCTGCCAATATCACATCTCGACCCTTTCTTGCTAAATCCTCCGCAAACCCAGGGTCAAACCTGATTCGCTCAATGTGGTATGCACTGGTATTCTTGTTGTATCCAACATACAGACAGCGCTTCAGCCCATTTTCCTTCATGTACCTTTGAACTTGCGCATAGTGTCTTGGAAATCCAGTTTTAACACCTTTCTCAACAAGTTTTTTGAAATTTTTCTCATTATGAGTTTTCATTTCAAGCAGGTGAACAGTCTTTGGTGCTTCAGGGACATTTTCGCATCTGCCATCTGTGAATCCATGTTCATGGTCCATGAATCCCCAAAGCTCTTCTTGGCGCTGTGTGACTCTGATCCCAATTCTTTCAAGATCTTTGATTATGAATTCTTCAGCATTTGTTCCCGTCTGAAACAGGTTGGACAAACGCAAGGATATAGGTTCCTCATCAACAGCCCAATGCAACGCAAACCACAATCGTCTATCGCATGGATCACCAATGGTACCCATGCCAATTGTTTTGCCTCGCCTGCGCTTTATGAGTATTGAATCAAGTAGTGTTTTTGTTGCACTAACAGCTGTAGGTAGCTGCGCCATCTCACCCCCATAGCATGGAGCAGGGGCGGGCGGCAGAACACATGTCTGGCATGTGGACTACACCCCTGCTCCACACCTACATCATTTATCCTTCTTTAGCATCCTTCTTCAACAGCCAAGGCGGCGTTGTGTCAGGTGCCACTTCTGCTGCTTCTTCAGCTGCAGGTTCCTCTGCTGCTGCAGGGGCCGTAGGTGCTGCAGGCGCTACAACTGGTGCAACAGGTATGGCAGTGACCCCAGGCATAGCAGGAGCTGCAGGAGCTGCAGGAGTTGCTGGCATACCCGGAATTGCCGCACCAGCAACGGGCATGGCACCAGCAGCCCCGATAGGCTCATACTTCTTGATGTCATTGCCTGCACCATATTGCGCAGTTTCCTTTGTTTGCTTCACATGAATAATAATCGGATGTCCATGCAAAACATTTGAATCACTGATTGGCCCTGGAATACCCATGGCATCACAAATGCTCTTGAGATGCTTCTGAGCAATTTCCACTGCTACAGGATTCGGGTTTTGAAGATTCAGGCGCTGAATCATGACTTTACCAGCCTGTTCACCTGCCAGAATCTTCCAATCCAACTTCAGGAAATGCGGCCCTGCCGGAGTATTCACAGGGCAATCCTTTGTTGGCATCCACTCAGATTTTTCAACCTGTGCTTGGTACGGGCCAATGGGCAACGGCGTCCAATCGCCAATCCCCTCCTGACCAGGTGCGTTCGGGTTAAATGCTCCAGGTAGTTGTGCCATTTTTACTCCTCAGCGGTGATTGCAGTATCAGTATCGGCAACCACTGGTACTGCAATTGGCAATCCTGCAATTTTTCTTGCAATATGTGACAGGTCAGGATACTCAAACATATCAAGCATACCAGATCTATCCTTGCAATCATATGCAACATCACGACTTGTTTGAAGAACACGTACAACCTCACCTGGAGTTTCCGGGTGCGGGATGACCCTTAGCGCAAAAATCTCATCATACATATACGGCACTTGATTGGTGAGGATTTTGCCAGGGAACATTGGAACATAACTAGTGATGCCTGAGTGATCGTCACGTCGGTAAGTTTGCTTGGCAGTCATTACCATGTTGTAATGTGGCAAATCGCGCAACGCACGAAATGTCGCCATCATGTCATCTGCCATATCACCATACGCACCACGAGCATCTTTACTTGTTCCTTTTTTGACTCCAAGCAATACTTCGGCAATTTCAGACCCAGAATCAATTATGAGCCATTCTGCCATTTTGCTACTTTGCAACCAAGCATATGCTTCACCCAAATCTTGAAGCGTCTTGATCTGAATGACCATGATGTTCTTCTTGATTTCAGGAGATACACGCTTCAGTGATAGCAAACCAGCCTCTGCGCTCAGCACAATGGTTGTTGCACCAGTTGTTGAAGCCAAGAATGTTTTACCAGAACCTGCAGGACCGTGAACACAGATTTTCACGCCTGTTTGTTCAACTGCCTCATCAATTGTTTCAAGTTTCATCGTCTACCGTGGTTACCTCCAATTTTGGCGCACCCGGTTTTTGCGTAATAGCACGCCAAACAGGGGAATCACCGGGTCGTTTATTCAACAATGAATCTTTGATTTTAAGTTTGCGCTCAAAACACGCTGTGTCTTCCAATGTCAGTAATTCAGCTGCTACTAAATCATTCAGCATAACCTCGTTGACTGAGAAGTTTGAGACACTTTTTGCCTTAACTTGAACACTGTTGTCAGGTCCATCAATAATTTTTATGCTTGTGAACCTGCCAACTCGATTTTCAAACAACTCATCGCAAATAGTCTTGCGCAGTCGCATCTCTGTTGCTTTCCAATGATCAAGTTGAGCTTTGGCAATGCTCCAATCAGCAACTGTTTGATAATCTATCATGACTGAGAAATCTGTCTGCAGATTGTCATGTATTCAAACAGCTCCTTCTCGCCGCCTTGCCAGTTGTATTTGCCAGATTCCCAGTTGCAGACTGATCCTTGGCAAACACCGAAGTATTCAGCAATTTCTGCTTGCGTAACTTCCAAAGCAGTGCGAGTTGCTTTGGCAGAGGCAGAGAATCTCACGTTGCGCCGAAATTGCGCCATACGAGTCTCAGACCAACTCTTCTGAGGCATATGTTTAACGCGTCTATTTCTATTCATTGACCTGGCATCACCAAGTCCCAAATTTGCTTGCATTGTTTTCATTGCAGATTACCCCTTTTCATTTATTGAGTTGAGTAGATACAACATTTGTGATTCAGCTGCAAGTACTTCTTCATCTTCACCTTGTTGTGCTTCTGCGATCTTTTTATCCAGAAAATCAACTGCATTTGGGAATAAAAGAACAGCTATTTTTCTGTAATCTTTTAGTGTCACCTCAACCCCCTTCAATTTTTTCATATCTTCTGTGGTTGATGATTTTCAGACAAATCCCGCAAATGCCGCTATCATCATATTCCCAATGTCCCAATATTAGGCATTGTATTTTATAGCCAATTTGGCATAGACAATCAATAATTGTAGTATACATTTCAACCCCTTTTCATTTATGTGATTTTGAATGCCATTGGCACAAATGTCATCATTATGTTAAAACATTTATTGCAAATATCAACTGAAACGTCATTTTGCTCAGCTGTAATGCAAAGTATATCAACATAATCATTGCCACATTCATGGCAATACCCATTTGATTGTACAATTTTCATTTCAACCCCTTTCAAGTATGATTACTGGTTTATATGTCTTTCTTGCATATCGCACTGTGGCCCAAGTACCTGACCTGAGATATTCAGGTTGGCTTGGGCCTGCGAACAACATTTCAGTTGCATCAACTATGTTATGATTGCGTTCGAGATATTCATCAGGAGTTTTAATTTCATCACAGTATGTTCTCATCAATTTGGATTCATTTATGGGAGGGTGACCAACTATTCTGATATTGAGTTTGCGAGCAATGAATCCAGCTTGGAAATCTGCACCGATGCACATGCCGTGATGTAGCTCTGTTACTTCATGGAAAATAAGCAGCTGCTTCAGCTCAACACATTGTTGTGCATTCATTCCAACTCTTGTGCCAGTAAAACCTGCGATCATTATAACCCCTTTTATGAGCATCACCCTCTTTAGAGGGAGTATAGCGTACCTAAAACTGGCAATCTACCCCACGGCAGCGGGACTAGATTTGACATCTCGAATTAGCTATACTATAGGATCGGCGAGTGGCATTGTCATGACGCTTGATGGCATGGGTCGTTTGTTAACCCCTTTCTACTCATGTCGGCGATGTCCCTGTTAGATGATCCTACATCACAGGGACAT